CCGTACCGCAACCGAGAAGTTCGAGAAGGGATGGAAGGCGAAGTGCGTAGTGGACATTGCGGCGTCCGACGTGCTCTTGCTCCTCGACGCCTACGAGGAACTGGAAAAGGGCCTGGAAGATGGCCGCAAAGCGGTGCGCGACGCCACGGATGCACTACGCGAGGCCGGGGCCGAACTAGACCGCCTGCGCGCCGAACTTGCCGCGTATCGACAACGAGGAGAGGAACATGCCGACGATGCCAAGCCGTGAAGTGTTGAGTGCCATACGCCGTACCGCAACCGAGAAGTTCGAGAAGGGATGGAAGGCGAAGTGCGTAGTGGACATTGCGGCGTCCGACGTGCTCTTGCTCCTCGACGCCTGCGAGGATGCTGAGAAGCGCGCGGCCGATGCGCAGGCCGCGGCCGACTCGTGGGAGGTGGAAGCCACGCGCCAGGGGAAAGTAGCATCGTCAGAAATGGCGAGACAGTCCCTCGCCATCGCCGCGCTGAACCTGAGTCGTGCGGCAGAGCATCTGACCGCGCCATGGTGGCTACGCACCGGCTGGCTCCTGTGGAACCGGCGCAACCAGAAGATGGCCGCCCTTTTGAGGGCATGGGCCACCGACATCAACGAGCGATTCCTGGACAAGCCATGACCGACCATCATACCGAAAGCGAGCGCCACGCAGCTGAGGCGCAACTCGCAGCACACAGAGGAGAGACTGACCGTGCGCGGGAGTTGTACGCGCTTGCGGCTCGGGCTGAGTCGAAGGCCCTGTTGGGCCTAGACCAATCGAAACTCCGTACTCTTGGGGTCACGGCCCTCAGCGCGGCGGCCCTGTGGTACAAGGCCGCGAAATTCGAAGAGGCTGAAACCTTAGTCCATACATGGCTCGGGTCGCGCAAGCTCCCGCCTTTTGCCACCGATGGCCTAAGAGAGATCCTGGAGCACATATGGAGCGTCCAGGCCCTCGAACCGCAGAGCGCCGCAGAGCGCGCCGAGGCTATCACGGAGATGGCCATGCTCAAGCACCGCGAGGCCGAGATGCACGTCGAGGGCGTAGGGGTGATGCTCAGGGCCGAGGGGTACGAGTTGCGGGCGGCGCTGGAACTGTGGCGGCAGGCGGTGATTGAAGGCGAATGGGAGTGGAGGGATTTCTGAGAGTGATTGAGAGACGCGCAGCCAGACGGGCAACCATGTCGCAGTACCCTCTGTCGCCCGAGCAGCGGACGATCGTGCTCGACAACCAGGGCCTCATCGGCAGCATCGTCAGGAGTTTCCCGCGGTCCCTGCGCGACGATCTCCGCAGCGTAGGCAATCTGGCGCTGTGTGAGGCGGTGCGGTCGTGGCAGCCGTCGATGGCGGGACTCTCGACGCACGGCTGGCGCCGGGTCCGCTGGGCGGTGCTGGATGCCATGCGCCAGGAGGTCCGGCATCGAGACCTTCAGCGCGTCCCGGTTGCGGCGCGGCACGAGAAGGGCGAACTGCTGGACGTGGACCTGCGCCGGGTGCGGCCGGCCGAGGCCGTCGTGCTGATTCTGTACTACGGCTTGGCGGGCAACCTGTGCCTGCCTGTGGGCATGATTGCCGAGGTCATGCGGCGCTGCCGCTCAGATGTCTGGCTTCTGCGTACAAAGGGCCTTGAACGCCTGCGACAGAGCGCCAGGATGCCCCAGGACGCAAACGGATGAACCCCCTCGACTCCTGAGTCCAAGATTTTTCCAGATTTCCGTAGAGATGTCCGACCCCGCCTTCGACAGTGCGCACCAGAAAGGAGCGCGCATGGCGATCTGGCACGTTGAGACCTTCCGCGACGACGAGGGACACGTCGTCTACCGGGAGAGTACGCAAGCAGAGGAGGCCTTCCGGGCGCAGGTGCTCCTGCACCGCCCCACGGCAGGCGGCGTCCAGACGATGCAGGTTATGGTGCCCGTGGCCGCCGTATTGCTCAGCCAAGAACCCGGCGCCGACCATGTGAGCGAGGTATTCGAGCGCTGGCCTGAGTGGGAGAGGATGGCGCTGGAGCTGCTCAACAAGCCCAAGATCTTGCTGCCCGGAGGGCCGCCACGGCGGCCGTCGATGCAATGAGCGCCCCGACGAACCCGACACGAGAAAAAGGGTTGCTCGATTGGATGCCAGCGTTTCTCGTGGCGCTTGCCAAAGACCCGAATGTCACTGCGGCGGCGGCGGCTGTCCGCATGAACCGGCAGTACGTGTACGAGGCCCGCGAGGCGCACCCCGAGTTTGCAACGGCTTGGGACGATGCCATAGAGCAGAGCGTGGACATACTTGAGACCGAGGCCCGGCGTCGGGCCATGCATGGCGTGTCTCGGCCAGTGTACCAAGGCGGCGTGCTCGTCGGCCATGTGAAAGAATACTCAGACGTGTTGGCGATTTTCCTGCTGAAGGCGCACCGGCCTGAGAAGTTCCGCGAGCGCGTAGACGTGCGGCACCAGGGGGGCGTGCGCATCCTCGACGGGCTGGACGATTCCGACGTAGACGGGCACCCGTCGCCGGAGCCGAAGAAAGATGACCCTTGAACGATCCGCCGCCTCTCGTGCCGTGGTCCCTCGATTCGCGAATTGTCGCGCCTGTGTGTCCGGCATGCTCGGCCTGCGGCGCCGACCTTACCCGGGCCACCTGGACGAGACGCGGAGAAGTGACAGAGCGGACGACGTGCGTGTGCGGAGCCGAGTCGATGCAGGCCCTCTTGCGACCGGTGCGGACCCGCGAAGGTTGGCGGGCGCTGGGGAAGTCGCCGGAGGCGCAGGCGCAGGAACTCATGCGGTGTCGGCGGTCTCCGTGGTACTGGATGGCGAACTACGTGTACACGGAGGATGCCCATTGGGTCTCGAAGGGTTGGACGTCGGCGTACCATCGCCTGCCATCCGTCGGTTATCTCAGAAGTGTTGTTTACTGGCTGTGGCACGAGTGGTTCAGCGCGTGGCCGAAGTCGCGTCAGATGATGCTGACCTGGGTTGTGGTCTGCTATATCCTGGGCGAAGCCCTGCTATTGGGTGGCCGTTTGTACATGTTTCAATCGAAGCGCGAGGAAGATGCGGCGGCCATGCTCTGGCGCGCGAACGGGGTTTACACCAGGATGCAGGACTTTGCCCCGTGGTACGGCGCCAAGCGCATCGGGCCGGGCGCAGCGACCCGGTTGGAGTTCACGAACGGCAGCGTCATCGTGGCGGCCCCGCAGGGCGCGCACATGGTCCAGTCCCACACCCCAGCCTGGCTCGTCTGCGACGAGGCCCAGTTACAGGACGAGATCGAGGGGGCTTATCACCAGGCTCTGCCGGCAGTCGAGCGGATCACGCTCATCGGGAGCGCGGACTTCGGATGGTTCTGGCAGACGTTTTTGCCGGACAAACTCGGAAAGGAGAAGTGAGATGCCTAAGCGACAACCGAACACAGGCGGCATGACCGACGGCAACGACCTCGACGTCGTCATGGACGGCCCGGTCGAGTACCCCATACCGCCCGGGTGGGAGGAAGTGCCGGACTTGCCGCGGCCGCCGTTGCCGGCGAAAGGCGCGCAGACCATCGACCTCAGGAAGCCCGTCGGCGGCGTGTTCATCCTCGACTGGGCAGAGCGGGGCAAGCGCCAAGTTCAGGTCCCGGCCGAGGTTGTCGGCGTGTGCGCTGACAGCGGCAAGGACGAGGACGAGGTGGAGATTCCCGGCGTCGAACCGGGCTATGTCTACAAGGTCCGGTTATTCGATCCGGCCGTCCCTCTGCGAGAGCGGCCCATCGGGCGCTACCCCCCCGCCCGCCTCATCCGGCCGAAGCAAGTATCCACTCCGGGTCCGGGGGCGAAGCCATGATCGTCACTTCCTTCTGGACGGCAGGCACGCCCTACGAGGCCGAGGCCAAGGAACTCGTCGCCACGCTCGACAAGTTCGGCCTCAAGCACGATGTCAGGGAGTACCCGCATCCGGGCACTTGGGCCAAGGCCGCGTGCCTCTTTCCGTTGGTCATTCTCGAAACGCGCCGGCGGCATCCTGACGAGGACATTATGTTCCTGGACGCTGATGCCCGCGTGACGACGTTGCCTGTGCGCCTGGCGGGTCTCGCAGAGGAAGGATTCGACGCGGGCTTGTACTGGCTTCCTAACTCGCCCCGCTCGGTCACTCCTGACAAGCGCGAACTCTGCACTGGCACAACGTGGTGGGCGGCTACGCCGACCGCCGACGCGATTCTTGAGGCATGGTTTGTCGAGTGCCGGAAGCCCGAGACCGAGAAACTCTTGGGCGTGGACCAAGAGGCGCTCCAACTTCTCCTGGCCCGCTTCCCGCAGGCCAGCATCTTCGAGTTGCCGCCCGAATACTGCTGGATGGACCGGATAAGCGAGATGCACTACGGCAAGCGCGAGCCGGTGATTGCGCACGGGCAGGCCAGCAGGCGATTCCGCAAACAAGTGAGCACGCCATGAAGGTCGTCCTCGTCCACGGCCGGTACGCGAACTCCTGGGAGGCCCTGGGCCTGGGCTACTTGGCGGCCTACGTGCACAACCATGAGCCCGAAGTAAAGTTCGGGTTTTTCCAAGGTTGCTTCGACGACGACTCTGACATCATCGCGGCAGGGGCCAAGGCCGACATCGTAGCCTTCTCCTGCACGTCGCCGACCGTCGCCCATGCCGTCCGTCTGTCGGCCGCGATCCATGAGGTCAGCCACCGCACGCGAACGGTCATCGGCGGATACCATGCGTCGGCTCTGCCGGCAGAGTGTCTTGCCGCAGGGTTTGACCAGGCTGTTCGGGGCGAGGGCGAGCAGGCGCTCCTCGACATCGTGAAGGGCCTGCGAGATCCGGTTGTCACCGGCCGACCGATGGACTTTGAGGAACTGCCGTGGCCCAACCGGCGCCTTATCCGCACCGAGCGCAACATCGGGGTCGCCTACCGGGAGAACGGCCTGCGCATCACGTCGTTTCAGGCCCACCGCGGCTGCCCGTTCTCCTGCAAGTTCTGCGCGGACGGGGCGGCGAAGGCGCTGTATGGCGGCCGGGTTGTCGCCTGCCGCAGTCGCCCGGTTCAAGACCTCGTCGACGAGATCGCGGTCGTGGCCCGGCAGTACAAACTCGACTTCTTCAAGTTCTGCGACCCCACCTGGAATGCCGCCCCAGGCTGGGTCCACGCGTTTTGCGCCGCCAAGCGGCGAAGCGCCATCGCGGCCCTCCCGTGGTTTGCCAACATCCACGCAAATCTTGTCGATGAGCCAATGTTCCCCGCGATGTACGAGGCGGGTTGCCGGACCATTGGCATCGGCGTCGAGAGCGGGTCGATCCCGGTCCTGAAGGGTATCGGGAAGGCGACGACGCGCGAGACGATCTCGCGGGCGTGCCTTCTTGCCAAGGGCGCCGGTCTGCATGTTCGGGGCTACTTCATCCTGGGCGCTCCCGAGGAGACCGAGAAAGACCTTGAGGAGACCGAGCGGTTCGCGGAACATCTTGACCTCGACGAGTACGGGTTCACCATCCTGTGTCCCTATCCCGGCACGTTCTACCACGCCCAGGACCGCGACGCCTTGGGCGGGATTCGATGGGAAGAAACCGACGAGTACCAGAACGACTTCTGGGCGACCCGCACCGTCGCGAACGCCCGCTTGCAGGAATGGCAGCGGCGCCTGACGGCGAAGTTCCGAGGCCGTCTCACGCAGCGACAACCGAGGAGCGAGCAATGCGCAAAGTCTGGTTCGTGATGCCGGCCTACTACACCGCCCGATTCATCGGCGAGGCCATACGCTCGATTGCCAAACAGACTTACGGCCTGTGCCAGGTCATCGTCGTGGACGACGGCTCGAGCGACGACACCGCTCTTGAGGCCCTCGCGGCCCTGCATGCCTATGGCCTGCGAGATTCGACCGTGACCACGATACAGCATCAAGGCGACCATTCGGTCGGCGCCATGAATGAGGCGTTTCGGCGGGCGATGGCGGCCGGGGCCGAGGTGATCGCACGCCTGGATTCCGACGACGTTCAGGACCCGACGCGAATCGAGAAGCAGATGGCCCTGCTGGAGGCGGGGGCCGACATCGCCTCAACCGGCATGTACGTCTTTGCCGAGTCGGGGGCCGGGGCGCCCCACGACAGGCAAGAGGTTCCTGCGGTCAGCGGAATGCAACCGCAGAACTACGGCCACGGCAACAAGTGTCACGGTCCTTGTTGCGGCTCGCTCACGGCTTGGGCGCGGGTCTATGAGAAGGTGGGCCTGTTTGACCCGAAGTGGATGTTTGCGCCCGACAGCGACTGGAACTTCCGGGCGCTTAACATCGGGGGCCTGAAGTGGGCGCACGTGCCCGAACCGCTGTACGGCTACCGCCAACACCGGCAACAGATGACGAAGCGGTATCCGAACATGGGGCACTCACAATATCTGGAACTGTGCCGACTACACAACGAGCGGCTTGCGAAGGAGAGGGCGTCATGCGCGTGACCATCGTGAGCCAGGGTCCGTCCGTCAAGGACTTCCACGAAGATTGTCACATGGTCGATCAGGCCGACATCGTGATCGGCGTCAACTCCGTCGTCGAGCGGACGCCCTGCGACTGGTGGGTCATGGTGGACGCCCGGCCCTTCACGCAGTACACGCCCATCGGCCGACCCTGGATTTTCACGAGGCGCGACTACGTTGACGCCGACTTCGGGGCCTGTCGGGAGAACGCCCTGTGGAAAAAGTTCTGCTGGTGGCCGAGGTTCAACGGCGAGCACCTGCAAGACCTGATTCCCCGGTGCGCGGATCGCACGGTCATGTGCTACGACGTGTTCCTGCCGGGTTACGGGCCGCAGCCGGGGACACTCCCGGTGTGGAACACGCTGGGGGGCCTGTCGGCCCTTGGCCTGGCGTACCTCTACCGGCCCAAGGTGCTCACCCTGCGGGGCTATGACATGGCGGGGACGGACGGGGCCAACACGCCGGCGGAAGGCGAGAAGCAGAACCGGAGCGAGAAGCGGTGGGAGTTCGAGCACCAGATGTTCGCCTGGTGGACGGCCCAGTTTGTCGCGCTTGGAACGCATTTCGACATGAAGATGCCGGCGGCCGATGGCAAGCGAGCACTCTAGCACCCGCGCCGTGATCCTCGCGGGGACGCCCGACCTGCACCTGCCGGGCTTCTCGTGCCGGGCCCGCAGACTCTCCCACGGTTGTCTCGTCCAGGAAGTCGATTACGGCGACGACCCCAGCCATGACGACAGATGGGTTGCGGAGAAGTCCGCACCCTACGGCGGAGTCGGATCGGTGTGGTGGCAGCAGAACATGCTCCGGCGCCTCACTCGCCGCGGGCAACCTGTCTGGCCGATGCTCAGGCGCGAGATTCACGTCCGCCTGTTCGCGGAACGGGGCTCCGCCGCGTGGGCCGTCTACCGGAGCCTCGACCACGGGATGAGACACCCTGAGTGCTGTGCCTGGCTCGCGGTGAACACCGACGGCGACCGCTTCTTCTTCCGCCAGTACTACCGCACCGACGCGACGGTGCCCGCGAACGCCGCCGAGATTCTGCGCCTGACGCCCCACGACGAGGAAGTGCAGGCGACCGTAGCCGACCCCTCGATCTGGCAGCGTGACGCGCTGACGGGCGAACTATGGGCCGACGCCTACGCCAAGGCGGGCCTGCCCTTGAGTGCTGCCGACAACAGCCGCGTGGGGTACGACAGGATGACGAGCGGGTTCATTTCGGCCATCGCCCGGTTCGCAATTTGGAGACGTGACCTGAACATTTTGCAGGAGGCCCTGGCTGCGCCCGTCATGGACCAATCCTTGGCCATGAAACTCGCCCAGGAACCCGCCATTTGGTTCGACCCGGCCTGCGCGGGCGAGAACCCCAGTTTGTACGAACAATGCCTCAATTTCCGATGGAAACCGCAGGTTGGCGACCCGGCGTTCAAGGCCCCAAGCGCTGATTTCGTGGACGTGGACGACGAAGGGCCCGATGTCGTCCGGTATGCCGTCCAGACCACCGCCGTAAGGTGGCAAGCGGCCTCGAAGCCAAAGCCCAGTGTGGACATCCTCAGGCGTATCATCGAAAGTGATAAGCGACGAGAGGCGAAGTCTGCCGGGCCTTGGAGTTGACCACTTGGGCGTACTGGGTACCGTCGTTGGTGCAGTCAAAGGCTTTCTCGGCGTCGGACCCGACGCCGACGACGCCGATGCGCCCCTTCCGCCGGACCCCGTGAAGATCGCCAAGTATTTCCTCGGCCTTGTGGAGACGGGCGAAGTCCTGCCTGAAGAAGAATGGGACGAGGCCCGGCTTGCCTACGAGGGCGAGTCCAAGAAGGGCAGCCGCCCGGTCACGAACCGCTGGCGGATGCGCGTCGATACCCAAGCCGCGTTTCTGGACGAGGAACCTGCGCGCGTAGTCGTCAAGGCCCGCAAACCCTTTGCCGACAACCCCATCGCCAAGAAAACTGCGGAGTGCGATCAGGAAGTCCTGGCCTGGCTGTGCGAGGAACAGGGCCTACGGCCGGAGTTTGGCCGGTGGCGTCACTCGGCCGATACGTCGGGCCTTGGGTGGCTCCTCTTTTCGACCGACTACCGCACCAGCCTGCCGCAAGCCCAACAGATCGAGAACGAGAATGTGCGGTGGGACGCCGATTGTAACGGCAACCTCACCCGGGCCGGATGGTTGGCGTATTTCCAGATGGAGGCCCCCGAAGAAGTCTGGAAACGCAACCCCGAACTGGACCTTCAGAAACTCAAGAAGGCCGCCGTGAAGCCCAAGGACGCGCCCGACGCCAAGGAACTCAGCGGCGAGGCCCTGATGAAGCGCTCGAAGGGCAAAGAGGTCGCGGGCGAATCTCAGGCCAAGTGCAAGGTGTGGCATATCTTCGCGCGTGGTGTCTATGCGCTGTACGACAAGGAACCGCTCGTTGCGGACAAGCCGCACATCGAGCGCTACAGGGACAGGAAGGGCATGCGCGAAGCCCGGCGGCACATCGAGGTCGTCGAGGGATTCGACGGCACCCTAAAGGACGAGGACGATTGGCCGGCGGGGCTTGGCCTGGGATACGACGAGTGGCCGGTTCTGCGCCTTGCCTACCAGGAATCCTTCAACCGCATTGCCGGGTTCAGCGATTTCCGGCACGAGCAGAAGTGCCTCGAACTCTACGAGCGGGCCGTGGGCGGCGCCGCTCGCTGGATGGAAGGGATTTACAAGATCCTCTTCGGGACGCGCTCTGGCTGCAAACTGACTGACGAACAGGTGAAGGAAATCATGTCGAGCCCCGACCGCATGGTCATGCCTGGCATGGTTGACGAGCGCGGCGAGCCGATGATCGTTGCCATCGAGACCGGGAAGTACAATGCCGCGATGGAACAGTGGCCGGACCAACTGAAGGCGATCCACGAGGAAACTTCGGGCCTGCCGAAGGTGAAGATGGCTGAGGAATCCGACCAGACGGCGACGGCCGAGCGCATTCAGGCCGACGCAGCGAGCGCCCGGTCGAACGTGCGGCTTCGGGCCTGGGAGAACGCCTTGGCCGAGGGCCAGTGGCGCCTGCTCGTCATGTGCCACGTCATCCTGCCCAAGTGGAGCATCGTTGAAGACGCCGCCGGGCAGGTGCAGCCGCCGATGCCTTGGGCGCAGGCGGAACAGGTGCTCATCGCTGGCGGCGACCTCGTGCAACTCGGCGTCGATGCGATGGTCGGGCCGGAACTCGCCCAGTATTGGCAGGAACACCTGCCCCTGGACGTGCTCAGGCTCCGCCTGAACGTCGAGATCGAGCACGGCAGCACGCAGCGGGCTCAGCGGCAGGAGAAGATCGGGACGTTCATAGCGACGTACCGGATGATGATTCAGCCGGTTCTCGCGGCCCTTGGTCCCCTGGGCCTGGAGAAGCAGATTGAAGCCGCGCGTAAAGTGTTGGCGATGCAGGACCTGGGCGAGTTCGAGTCCATCCTGCCTGATGCACAATCCTTGATACCCCCTGCGCCCGTGGTCGGGCCGCCCGGCGGTGCGGAAACAGTCTCGGCGCCGGCGGCTCAGCAGGCCGTGCCCGTACCGGCAGGTGCTCCATGACACTCGGCCACATTTGCTCGCGGTGTCACGAATGGGTGAAGGGCGGGGCGGCCTGCGGGTGCAAGGAGCAGCGCGAGGAACGGCAAGGGCCTGCACTTCACACCGACACGAACAACCCCTTGCGCGACCACGGGCGCATCTTGGGGAAGCCGACCGAGACGCGCGAGGATGTGAAGCAGCGCGAGGCCGAGGGCATCGTGTTCCTGACCGGCCATGAGCGGAAGGTTCTTGAGCGGCGGCGCGGGAAGGCCCGCGGCGAACTGCTGAGCGCCGCTATAGACCGCGTGAGAGAGCGGGAAAAGATAAGGCTCTGACCATGCCGCTGAATGCGAAAGGGCGTGAAATCCTGTCGAGCATGCGTGCCCAGTATCCGACTGAGAAGAAGGCCAAGCAGGTCTTCTACGCGAGCCGAAACAAGGGCACGATCACGGGCGTCGACCCTGAATCATCCGGGCCAAGACGCGCCATGTTCGGCAAGAAGAAGAAGTAAAAATCTGGACCGACGAAGGCGACCGGCCGGTCGCTGAGTCCTGAACTCGAAGCCCCCGATCCGCGCGGAGGATTGGGGGCTTTTTGTCGGTCCAGTTCCGGGCGGACACGGCGTTGGCCCCCGCCCAAAAGGAGAAGCAACATGGCAAAGGCGACGACTTTGGCCGACACGGCACCCGCCCCGGCCGAGACTGAGCCAACCCAGGACACCGGGTCCGTCTTCGACATGCTTGGAACGCCGGAGGCCCCCGCCCAGGGCGCAGAGACGAAGCCAGTCGAGACCGATACCAACGCACTCGGCGAGGAAACGCCGGGAGCGCCGCCGGCACAAGCGGCCGACACCGGCGCTTTCGACCCCGAAGCCTTTGCGGCGGAAAACGACCTCGACCCACGGCTCGTCAAGGGATGCACGACTGAGGGCGAAGCCCTCAAGCGCGTGTCCCAGCGGCTGCGGAACCGCGAGAAGTTGCATGACAGGTTGAGTGCGGAGGAACGCGAACGGATCAGGCAGGAAGCCTTGGCCGAAGCCAAGCCTGCCGAAGTCCCTGGCGCCAAGCCGGCCGACGACGTAGACCGATTCTTGAGTTTCTACACCGCCGACCCGGCGAAGGGCGAGCAGTGGGTGCAGGAACAGATGGACGCGCGCCCGGCCCAGACCGTCGCCCTGATTGCACGGGCGGCCGTTCGGGACGAGGTGTTGGCCATCCGCAAGGAACTCGGCGATGCGCGCAACACGGCAGAGACCGCGCGCCAGACCGCGACCACGCGGCCGCTTGAGACCGAGTTCCGAAAGTTCACTGCCGCGCACTCCGACTTCGACGACGAGGCGGCCGACCGGATGCGTGAAGTCGGGACGGACCTCGGCGTTGACCTCGAAACCGATGACCGGTTCGCACTCGAAGACGTGTACGCGCTCTCGCAACTCCGCGAGACGAGCGAACTCTTGTACGACCGCACAGTCGGCCTGATGCGGCGCGGCAAGACCTTCGCAGACTCTAAGAAGATCGCCGGCGAAGAAGGCGGCGCACAGGCCGAGCAAAAGGCAGATGACGTTCGCGCTCTCGCGGCCACGGCGGCAGCGCCGGGGGCGGGAGGCGGGGGGGGAACCCGACCGGCCAACAAAGAACGTCGTCTGCTGCGAGACATCAACATTCCCTAAACTGAAAGGAATTGAACCATGCCACTTGCCAAAGTTGCAGCGCGGAAGAGTTCATACCGCGAAGAGATTGACGATGCTTTGACGATGGGCGTCAGCACCGTCTCTCCGCTTTTCTTCACGCTGATCGGCGGCCTGCGCCTGAATCCCAAGGCCGACCGGCTCGACATCGGCCAGTACAAGCAAATCCGCTGGGGCGCCGGCGGCAGTGCGTTCGACTGGCGCGTTCTGAAGCGCCGGTCAACCGCCACGATGGGCACCGGCGAACTCAGGGTGCGCGACGTGGCGCAGCCCGACCTCCTGGCGAACCCGACGCTGTACCTGGGGTACATGCTCGATCAGACCTTCGGAATCGGCGAGGGTGACATGGCGAAGAACCGCCATGCCGGGCCCCAGAAGATCCGCGACATCCTCAAGGACCGGATGCTCGACGCCGAGCAGGCCATTCACGCCAGCCTGGCGAAGTGGCCGTGGGCGGCGAGCGAAGCCAACCAGCCCGGCGGCCTTGGCATGTTCACGGCAGCCGCGACCGGCACCTATGCCGGCGTCGCCATGAACGCGACCGAGACCTACGACGGGGCGGCCCACTATTACTGGATGCCGACCGGAGCGGACATCGGAAGCCTTACCTGGGTTGCGAACCTTCTCACGGCCCAGAAGGCGGCCAAAATGCAGATGACGTTCTCCGAGACCGCCGGCGGAACGGGTCTCAGGCGCCAGCCCGACTTCGGAGTCTGGAGTCAGACGGCCTTCCTTCGGGCCGTGACGTTCGCCGAGACCAAGTATTCGCTACATGCCAAGGATGGTGTGACCCCGGCCAACATGAACATGGTGGAGAACGGCTGGGACAACATGATCATCGACAACGTGGTTCATTTCTGGGATGAGAACTACGGCTACGCCAACTCCGGCACGGCGCCGGGAAAGTACCTCTCCTACACCACCACCGTCGGCGAGTGCATCTTCGGCTACTCGACGGAGATGGAACTGATCACCACGAACGCCCGCGACGATGGTCTCGTGGGCTCCTACGCCACCGACGACAACGACATGGCGTGGCTGGCCGGGAAGATGGGTGTTTTCAAGACCGGCATTATGACCGTCCGGTTCACCAACCCGCGGTACTTCCAGGTCTTCGGGCACTAAGCGGCCTGGGCAGAAAGGAGAATGAGCATGTTTTCTCAACTGACGCTTCAAGACTTGCAGACCCTCACGCCTTACGGGAAGGTCGCCAGTACGGGGGTGCCGTCAACCCCGCCGGACGGCACGTTCTCGGTCGGCGCCGTGGCCGAAATCTTCGACCCGACCTACGGCGTCCTCAAGGCCGTCTTCGCCCGCATGTGCGCGGCCCAGGCCACGGCCCTGCCGATGGCCCCGGCGTACCTCGTCCCCATCACGGACGACAACAGCGGCCCGTGGTCGGTCAGCCAGACGTACAACTCGCCGAGCGGCGTGCTGGTGAGTTTCGTCACCGGCTTCATCATGGCAACGGCCGCTGCGAACCCGACCGGCTCGCTCTACACGGCGTCCGTCGAGGGCAGTTGGCGGGCGGGCGACTTCGGTTGGGTGCAGGTCGCGGGCCTGAACCCGTACAAGATCTGGACCAACGAGAGCATTGCCGCCGGTTCCGAGATGCTTGGAACGGCCGTCGACGGCGTGGTCGGTCCCCAAGCCGTAAGTTTCTGGCTGAGCGCCAGCGGCACCGAGCAGTTCCGTGGCGGCTACATCTGCGGCGTGGCCGAGAAGGCCGACAGCGGTTCGTGGCTCTGGGCGGGAAACGCGATGATCCGCACCGCCTGGGCGACGTTGCCGCGCACCGTCTAACCCTTGCGGTCGCCCTGACAGCGACTGTGGACACTGGAGGGCCGGGCCCGCCGGCCTGGCCCTCCTTTACTTTCGCGGAGGGCCGCCCGTGGCAACTACGTTCACACTTTTGGAGTTGAAGACCTTTGCTCGGCGCAACGGCTGGCTGGGCGACGTGACACTTTCTGAGGATGACGCCCAACTCGGCCTCTGGATCAACTCCTTCGAGCAGTTCCTGGCGATGGAACGGAAGTGGGATTGGATGCAGCAGGTCTACCGCTTCAATCTCTCGCCGCCCTACACCACGGGCACCGTCACTGTGGCAACTGGTGGAACGACGGTGACGGCAGGCGGCGCGGCGGTCTTCCCGCAAACGGCGCTGGGCCAAGAGTTCTGGACCGACGATGACGGGTTCCACCTGTACTACATCGCCAGCATCGACTCTTGCGGGGCAAGCCTCGCAATCGACCCGGCCTACCTCGGCGCGGGCGGCGCCGGTCTCACCTACGCGGTGCGGTACGTCCGCTACGCCGTCCCGGCGGACTGGGGGCAGGAAGGGAAAGCCTACCTCGACACGGGCCTCGAAATGAACATCCGCACGCCCGACCGCGGCGAGTGGGAACAGCGGCGCATGTGGCAGCCCGGGACGATGAGCATCCCCGTCAGCCTTGCGCGGTTCGGCGACTACTTCTACTGCGAGGGCGCCCCGCTCGATGCCCGGCAGGTCCGGGTCGTCTACTGGCGGAAGCCGGCCTGGATGGATTCTGATTCGGCCGTTTCGACGTTCCTGCGCCCCGAAGTCCTGGGTCTCCTGACTGAATCGTTGGCGGTGCGCCTCAAGGCTTACGACGGCGAGACGGGCTTGATGATGCTCAGGGACAAGTGGTTCCAGGACAAGATCGACCTTGTGTTCAACGCCCGGACGCCGCGCAAACCTTTGCACCTGTCGGACGGATCGCAGGGCGACAGGTTTTCGCCGTTCGGGGGTCTGGCCCAGGTCCTGAGAATCACAGAGCCATAGCCGGAGTGACGAAGTGACGAAGTGACGGAGTGACGAAGTGTTCAGGCATGCGGGATTTCGGGAATCGTGGTCGGCCAACTCTGCGGCGGAAGTTTCTGCCGGCAAGGGACGGCCGCGCGCGCTCCTCGATGCCTGCGGCGCGCGGATTCGTTGGGGTCTCCGGTCGGACAAAGTGCACGACGCCAGGGAGGCCGCGGGCGGCCACGAGTTCGCCCTCGATACTCAGTCGCGCCTGCTGATCCAGGACTCGCGCCGCTGCGAGTTGATCACCCGCCTGCCCAAAGAACTCGTGCCGGAGGCGCCGGGCGCGAAAGTCACGCTCGTCCTCGATTCGCCGACGGCGCTTGAAGGGTTCCGGCAGCAGGGCGGCAAACTCTGGATACCGTTCGACCTGGGCCTGCCCGCCGGCGCGGCGATGCATTACCAGCCGGAACTGACGCGGCAGGAACTGGACGAAGGTTGCCTGCGGCCGCCCCTCGTCGTCGGTTCGTTCGCCATCTATGGCCCGTGCGACGGGGGCACGAAACACTGGAACGCCGGCAAACTCGGCCACCTCTACCGGCCGTTCGTCATCGACTTGAAAGGCGCATGGACCTGGGCCGAGTGGGTTCTTGAGGCCGGCAACCTGTGGGCCACGATACCTCTCGCGTGGCTCCAGTCCGCCGAGCGCCAGTGGCCCATCCTCCTCGACCCCTATTTCGGGTACACGGACGGTGGGGCGAGTTACAGGGTTTTGTACACCGCCAACCAGTACGGCATAGGCCCATACGCCGCACCGGTGGACATCGACGAGATAACACATATAGGTTTCTCCTGCCACACGGGGACCGCCAATGCGCGAGTGATGGGCGTCTGGGACGATGCGGGCGGATCCGCTCCGACGAATCCCGTGAACCTCCTTGCGCAGACCGGAGAGGACTCGACGAACTCCAGCGACGCCTGGATAGATGTAGCGTTGGCCGCCCCCTACGGAGCCACGGGCGGCGTGGCCTACTGGCTGGGCGGCCAGATCGCGGCGGATTCGACCAACGTCATCCATTACGACACCGTGACGAATGCGGACGTGTCGCGCGCCCACACCTACGATGCGACCTTGATCGGGTTCGCGACTCACACGCACGGCAACTATGCGCGCGGGTTTCGGGCGACCTATACGGCGACTGCTGCGGGCCACCCAACGATCAAGCGGTTCGGCGGCGTGCCCTTTGCTGCTGGCTCAGGGAAAGGAGTCTGGTAATGGCAGAAGTCACTGCCTTTCGCAACAACGCCTTGCCATATCCGGTCTATGGCGCGCCGTGGACGGTCGTGGCGCCTGTTCTAGATGCGGACGGCGATCCGGTGACGACGGGCACCATGTCCAGCACCGTCAGCATCAACGGCGACACGGCAGCGGCAGGCGCTACGCCGGTTCAGATTCCGACCAACACTGGGGCCTACTACGTCATCCTCACGACTGCGCAGATGACCGCCGACATCGTGACCATCACAATCGCCAGCGATGCCAGCGGAGCAAAGACAACGATAATCGTTCTCTATCCCCGCAAACTTGTAACACTCGCCACGGGCACCAGCCAGGGCGGGGCGGTTGGATACATCACACTAGCCGCAGCCGCCATTAGTTTTGACGGCCAGTTTAACGGATGCCTGTGCGTGGCTACAATTGACACTCTGATAGAGGTCCGCGTCTTGCAAGCCTGTACCGCCAGCAACCAGCAATGCACCGTCACGCCCAACTGGAACGTCGCGCCGGACGCCGACGATACCTACGTCATCTACCTGCCAGAAGGCCGCCAGATTGCACAGACAAACGTAAAGGCAATCAGCGACGACGCGACGGCGGCCGACAACTGTGAATTGATGTTCGATGGGACTGGCTATGCTGGCGGCACGGCCAAGATGGGCGTCGATGTGCAATATCTCGATGGCACACTGGTTCACAGCACAACCGGCGGGCGGCTGGCAGCGTCCTTCAACGTACAGTACGACGTGGCTTCTCCGGTCTTCACTGCGGCCTGCGTGAACCAAGGCGCGGACAGCAACATCGTGCTTGCCAAAGCGAACGCAATGATTGAACAGGTGTCCTGATGTCTTATTACAGGTTCAAGGCAAGATCGACGACGCCGGGGGATTACAACTGGAAGACCACTGCGCTTGAACTCTCGGATGCGGCAGCCGCTGCAACCCAACTCGCTACGGACTGGCTGGCCGTCGAGGCCGTCAAGGACCACATGACGACGGACATTGCGAATCTCCTCGGCGACCCCGACGCCGATGGCGAGATTGTGATGGCCGACTATGTTCTTATCGCCAACGTCGTAGACCCGGACTACGTTCTATTCGGCCACGACAACTACACCGACGGGGATGCGGGCAACTGGTATCCGCCGAACCTTGGCGATCCCTGGACTGACGATCCCGCTCAGGTTTCAAGTCTGGCCCACTACGGCGTCGGCAACCTGGTACTCGGTGCGATGGACATGGATGACTACGTTGCCAAGGCGGACGTGGCCGACCGCAACGGCATCCTGTCGAGTTACGACCAGTGGACCGGCGGCGATCCGGGCCTATTCGACGTGACGAATTTCCTTGAGGCGAATATCAAGGATGGCGTTCTCATTGGCGGTACGTCCACCGAACACAAGCATGGAACCTACGTCGGCGGCGGTGTGGACCCTGCCGATATCGTTCTGCCTGCCTTTGTGCTCGTGGGTCACAAGAACTATAGCACCGGCAGCGATGGCACGTACCACGAGGCAACTGTCGCGGAAGTGCAGTACGGCGTGACGTTCGGCGCAGCACAGGCCCTCGTTGGCACCTATTCGCAGTATGGCACCTACGCCGAGGGCGCGGCAATGCAACTTGCCGCCGACCGAAGCGCCGTCGATGCCGTCAAGGCGTCCATCAGAACGACGGTCATCAGTCTCCTGGGCGCCGTGACGGGCACTCTCGACTTGTCGCTCTACGTGTTGGTCGGCGTGACCCCGGACGCGGGTACGACCGAAACCCTCGAACGTTACTACCAGATTCACCGGCCCAAGGAAGTGCAGGAAACGCCCAACCTGCGGACCATCACGCGGTACTTCCGGGTCCATGAAGCCGACTTTGACAGGCTCTGCCCGGCTAAGGGCGCGGTCTCCTACTTCGCCGCGAACGAAGTGGTCACGCAGGTCCAGCGCGTGCAGAAGCGCGGGGCGGTCTTCTGCGAAATGCATGTCACTTACGTCAAGAGGGACACCTACACATGACCATGCCGACGGTCTGGGTAGAACGCGGCGCGATGAAAGACAGGTGGGGCGAGTACCGCACCATCACCTACGAGATTCCCGACTCGACGGCCGAGGCCGAGGAATCGGCCCTCGCCATCTACACGCCCTTGACCGCGTTCACGGCCTGGGCGCACACGACGCACTACGCCGCCGGCGCCGTCGCAAGCGATCCCGACTCCGGGCCGTGGGCCTGCCTCATCGAGCACACGTCGGCGGGCACAGGGACGTTCGCCGCCGACCGGGCCGCGAATCCGACCTACTGGACGCAGACGACGGTTGAGATTTTCCGGCCCATCCTTCAGCGCGTCCGCGTCCAGCGGCAGGTCCGGCCGGGTCTTGCGTGGCTGACGTGTTTCTACGAGCCGCCGACCATGAAGCAGGTGCAGTACCGCAACTTGGGCCGGGGACTTCTGACGTTGGACGTTTCCACGGACGAAGTGCGACCGATGTGGGACTTGGGAACCCCCGCGCTCCAGGTCTGGTGGCAGGGATTGGACGCCGGAGAGAACAAGTTCCTCCGGTACATACCCACATCCGGCAAGGGCACAACACTTTTGGGCCGCGTGATATTGGAACTTCATGTCGTGACGACGCAAAGCACAGCCGAGGCAATCGCTGCGCTCGCGTCCGATTCAAGCGGCCATAGCACCATCAACAGCGGCGCGATGGCTAATGTCTTTGGCGCGGCAGCCAAGACCTTGCGGATGCTCGGTGTCCGGTCGCAGCGCGCGAGCATGACCGCGGCGTACTACGAGGTTCAGGCCCGCATGGAATACAACGGCGCGGGATGGAACAATGATACCTATGTCCAGGAACAGGAGTGGCGGATTCAACAGGTGCGGGAGTACGACGAGGAAGGCGCGTCCCTCACGCACAGGTTCCATCCGCACGGAGATTGGCGTAATACCGCAGCCGACCCGTGGAGGGCCAAACTCTACAACGCGGTCTCGTGGTCGGCTGTTGATCGGAGCGTCGGCTGGTGACACCAGCAGAGTTCATCGTGGCCGTACAGCAACTTCGGGCGCCGAGGTTCGACGAGAACGCCCTGCCTGCGAACCTGCGCGCACCCTTGCAGCCCCTCCTCGACTGGGTGCGGGAGATGGGGCAGTTCCTCGATGCGATTCAGCGGCTTCCCGCGCCCGAAGAACCGCCGCCGCCGGAGGGGCAAGGGCGTTTGACGATTCGCAGCGACGGCATCGACGTGCACCAGACGCCCGACGGCGTTACCTTGACTCCTTCAGCGACTCAGGCGCCGCCAAGACGGTATCCGGCCCAGATGTTCTGGGGCAAGACTACGGGCGTCGTTGATAACGGACGGGCTTACACTTTCGCAGAGGTACAACTGGACGCCGATGGCAACTGGACGTCGATGGGCGGTGGAAGGTCCGGTACGGTCTACGACGGCGCGCAGGTGAACAATCCAGGCCCGGCCCCGGCGCTCCACCGCTGCTGGAGTGGTACGTTCTACTACTCGATCATCCCGATTTTTGAGGTCTTTGCAAGCGCGACGGAGACCAAGGGGCCGGACGTGATGTACTACACATCGACTTGGGAGTATGCCGACTAAGGAGCATCACATGGGTTTCAGCAGAAGCGCACTCGGCAGGGGCGGCACGGATTACAAACGGGGGCCTTACGCCTTCGGCCCGGACTTGCCGACGCCGGGCGAGATGGTCCGGGGCAGACTTCGCCGACAGCAGATCGGCCTCGATGCCGACAGGGCGACCAACATCTCCGAGTACGCCCGGCCGTTCGACCAGCAGACCGGCACGAATCCGCTCGTGGCGGCCGAAGTGCTGCGCCGCAGGAACGCGCCACTGGCTCAGGAGCAAATCGGCGCTGGGACCAGACTGGGCACCGAAACGCTTGAATCGGAACGCGGTCTTGTGCCCACCAGAACGGAGACGACGCGGGCAACGCTTGGGGCTGAGCAAAAGGTTCAGGGCCTCCGTGGGGCGCATGCTGGATGGCAGCAGCACATAGGCGAGCAGACACTACCGCAGGCGACCGAGGCCGCAGGCGCGGGACTTGAGGCAGACATCGCCGGGGAGGGCTATCGCAAGGCAGCATTCGGGCGGCGCGGCGCGTTCGAGGAAGCAACGCAGCCGGGCGAGATCAACCTCACGCAGTCCATGAACCGCGCCAAGGCGTTTGCCGCGCCGGGGCTCGTGAACATTCCGATTGAGCAATCGGCGGCCTCGGCCCAGCAGATGCGCGACGTGGGCGCGGGGCAGCGCGACATAGGGGCTGGAGCGCTGGAACAGGGCAGGGCGTTGGGAACTCAGGCCACGGGCGTGCGCGACCTCTACCTCGCCCAGGCCGGCCGCGCTGGCGCTGAGACCAGGGGCCTCGATCTCAACTACGACTTCTTGCAGAAGAACCCCCAGATGATGCAGCAGGCGATGGGCATCCCAACGCCTGAACAAGGTGCGGCGCGGAGGGCCACGGAAGCGCTCGCTTCTCCCGCAGCGGCCAAACTAGGCGAACCAGCAATAGCAGGGCTGATGGCTGGCGCGACGGGGCTGTCGGTCCCGTACAGCACACACTGGGGATTGTGGGGCGGAACGGCTCAGCCTCCGGGCGCGCAGCAGGGGGCAGAGCAAGGGGCGCAGCCGACGCGACAGGCTTACTCTTGGGCCAATCCGTTCGGATGGGGGCCGATACCCGCCCCGCCTGCGATTCCCAGGCCGGCAGGGCAGGGCGGGCCGGGGGCGGGCGGCTTGAAACCTGCCCCGGTCACTCTGATTCAGATGCTTACGAAGTCCGGGGCGACCACCGAGGAGATCGAGGCTCAGTTGAACCAGATGGGTTACTCCGGCCACGTTCAGGTTTCGGCGGCCGGTGCTCCGGCCCCGTGACGGCGGATGCGCGCGAGGGCGATGAGGTAGAGCGACCAAGCAATCAGGAGGGTGCCGAGGTCGGCGACATAAAACCTGTTGTCTCCGGGGCGTGCCGTGCAGGCGAGGATGATGTTGCCTGCAAGAATTGCACCGAGTAGGCCGAGGGCCGTCCAGACAATGGCGCCCAACGTGGTCGGGCGGCGGCCCCAAGCGATGATGACGAGCGCCGGCCACCCGGCACCAAGGCCGCCGAGCACGGTCCACATGACGATAACCAAGAAGTCGCGGTTGACATCGTGCTGAAACATGGCTGGACCTCCAAAAGGGCGAGGTAAGTATAACTCAGGATTCGGGAAAAGCAAATGCCGACGCCGTTCGAGATAGCGTTCGGGACAGCGGGGGCAGGGCAGGCCACGGCCACGGCCCAACCGGAGCCACAGGCCGCCGCCTCTCTGACGCCGTTCCAACAGGCCGCCCTTCAGAAACCGGAGGAGTTTCGCTCGCCCCAAGAAAAGGAACTCCTTCGGGCTCCGGGGCTGCCCTACGCCCCACAGAAGTTGCCACCACGCACGCGCGGCGAGAAGTTCGTGGAGTCGATGGGCTGGGGTGCCCCCGAGACTGCTCTTGGGCTATACGCGCGCGCCGGAGCCGCCGTCGGTTTGGACACCAGCGACGCGGCCGAGGCTTACCGCCTGTTGCAGACGCGCAAGGAAGCCGAACCGACCTTGGCGAAAGAGGGCTTGGGCGCACTCAAGAATCCCGAATGGTGGAAGGATGTCGGCACGGAACTGATCGGCTCGTCGATACCACTCTTGGCGACGGGCGGTGGTGCCGCCGTCCCGAGGACTGCCGGATTTCTCGCCAAGGTAGGCCCGCCCGCGCTCAGGTGGGGCGCGATCGGCGCGGGGATGGGTGCGGCCGAGACGGCGGCACAGCCGGGCACTACTCCGTTCGAGATCGCCCTTGGCGGTGCGGAGAGCGGGGCCATGATGGGGGCCTTGCCGGTCGCCGGGCACCTTGTCGGCATGGGGGCGAGGGCAGTTCTCAGGCGCGCGGGCATCCTGCGGCCCCCGGTTCCTGAGATTCCCCGCTTCGAGCCGCCCGGCATCCCCTTGGCTCAGCCGGGCATGGCCGCGCCGCCGATTGAGGGCCTGCGATGGTCGACGCCAACCGGCGAAATGCTGCCTTTCGAGGCCAAAGCGGGCACCGTGCCGCCGATTCAGGCCCCTGGACCGCCGATTTTGCCCCAAATCGTCGGGTTGCCTGCGCCAACGGGGCGGTCGACACGGATTGGCGGCCGGATGAGCCGCATCGGGGAGATTCTGGACGCGACAGAGCCCAAGGTGGCCCAGGAGCCGCCCGTCGAGGCCGCCAAATCTGTCCCCGCCGGGGACATCTCTGAGGGACACATTCCGAGCAAAACGGCATTCTCGGCCCCGCCAGGGCCACAAAATGTGTCCCCGAGTGTCCCCGCTCTCAGGGGTCCGAAATCGCCCGTGGAACCCCCACAGGCCCCTAACGTGGCCCCTGCGGCAGCGCCAGAAGCGCCAGGAAGGCCGCCAGTCGTCGCTGCGCCCGCGGCTAAGGCAGTCCCTCAAGAAGTGCCCCCCGCCGCGCCTGTAACGCAGCCTGCGAAGGCGGTTGCGCCGGGGGTTGACAAAACGAGACCCGTGTTCGATACTGGCGGCGTGACTACTGGCGGGGCGGGCCGACAAGCGCCGCAAGAAACCCCACGGCCCGGCGGTGGAGAACCACAGTTCGACAGCCAACGGCATTACGATATTCGTTCTTGGCTGATGAACCGCGAACGGGCGTATTATAATTACTACGGACCAAACTGGTCGCCGCCCGAGAGCACAACAGGTGCGGCTCCTCCCACGGCTCAAGAGTTGGCCAGTTGGCTGCCTCATGCCGACTATCTCTTCCGTAAATGGGATCCCGAGCGCGCTGACCTTTTAACTAAACCGACTTGGGAGTATAGTGTCGCCGAAGCGGCCGGGATAGCACGCGCTCCGATCATTCGCATCCGAAAACCAGGCGTTGGGAGTATCGATGGCATTTCAAAGGATGTTACCGAATACATTGCTGAGGCCAACGGCCTTGTGGTTGAAGATCATCCTCTTCCGCGCGTGGCAACAGAGTCGGAACCCATGCGTGAGATCGTCTACACATTGCCGCCCGAGAACGGCGTTGTTCCACACCGCTACGGTTACGTATTAACTTATTCTTCCGGCGACAACCCCCATTCGGACTGGGTTGTGTCATCTCGAAAACTCACCGCCGACGCAGCCGCCGACCAAATTCTCGCCAATCGAGAACATTTCAGGAGGCTTGAAGCAAAATATCATCTTCCGCCCAACCTAGAGAACATCGCCCTCGCTGCACAAATTGTAGAGGAGAACGGACTCTCCCTTCCGCGCCCTAATCCTGCCGCCTCCGGTGCCGCCGGGGGCAAACTGCCGACTCCCGCTGCCGTTCCCCCCCCTCCCGTGCTCCCTGCGAAGGCCAAGCGCCTTGCGCGGATCGCCAAGCGCGCGGCGGAAGCGGCCCCTGCGCAACCCGCGCCCGGCCCCGCTCCAGAGGGCAAGCAGCCGTGGGAGATGACAGCGCAAGAGTTCGCAGATTTCGCCATCGACGGTCGTGTTCAAAGAGTGTCAACGGCTCTCCTGGGCAAGGACGCGACTGTCGCTCAACGGCTGGTTGGCGGTGTGACAATTCAGGGGCGCGCCCCCAAGAAGGCTCCGCGGACTCCGGCCGAAGGCATGCTTCTGCCTGATGGCACAATCAGGATTACGGATGGAAGCCACAGGATAGCAGGGGCCATAGCGAGAGGAGAAAAGGATTTCCCTGTACGAGTTCGACCCGCCGCCGGGAATCGTTCCGACTACGCCGCCCTTGCGAAACTCGAACCGCCGCCAGAGCCAGCGCGGCCCGAGGCAGCCGCAGCGCCAGAGGGCAGGGGGGAAGCGAAGGGTGTTCGCCGCGCCACCTACCAGAAGGCCAGCATCGAGTCCGCTGTCGCTGCTGCCCAGCGGTTCAAGTCTGACAAGTCGAAGTTCATCTACGCCACGTCCGAGGGGCTTGTCATCAAGGATGCGCCGCCGCCGTTCAACCAGGCGTACACCGAAGTCCAGCCGGGCGGGAAGGTCGTCACGCACTCGCCGACGTTGGGTGAACCTGCCCCGCCCGAACCTGCGCGCGACCTTCTCGGCAAGCCGACGTTCGAGAAGGTGACGGGGAAGCAGAAGGAGATGGGGTTCGCGGAACCTCCCAAAGAACCGGGACCGCCGCCCGAAGCCGAGCCTAAAGGGATGCCTGGCGAACCCGACGGGTACGGCTTGATGCCTCACGACTACGACCAGGCCGAACGCATCCTGAGTGCTGGCAAGTGGAAGCCGAACGCCGAGGAAACCTTGGGCGTCAGGGCATGGTTGGCCGGGAAGGCGGCACCAAAGCGCAAGGAACTAGCCGGAACCGGCCTCGATTGGGCATCTGTCGCTGGCGGTTGGAGTGAGGCCGAGAGAATCGCCGGCCCCAAGGACCGTGAACTCAGGGCATGGAACGCCAGCCGGACGACGATGGAAGGGGAGGGCGGGGCGACACTTCTCGACGACATCGAGGCCGCCAAGGCGCGTGCGAAGAAGTCGGCCACGGGCGGCGTCAGCGGCATCGGACTGGGACCGCTCAATGACGCCGTAGACTTGGGCTACCTCTACATCAAGAAGGGGTTGCGCAACTTCGCTGCCTGGGCGAAGCAGATGGTGGCGGACCTCGGGGAGAGAATCCGGCCGCATCTCAGGCGCGTGTGGGCGCGGGCCATGCGGCTGTACCGCGAGGAGACCGCCTCGACCTTTCCGCGCGAGCCTGGCGAGGAACCGCGCGAGCCGACGCGCGAGGAACTTGAGGTCGAAGCAGCCGCCGAGGCCGAACGGGAGATGGGCCGCGAAGTCATTGAGCCGCCGGAAGCCGAGGCCGAGAAGCCTGCCGGAGAACCTTACGCCGAGGCCGCCCCCGCCGGTAAGCGCGTGTCGAGCCTTCTCCGGTCCTTCAAGCCCGCCGACATGCCCCGCATGGTGGACAAACTGAACGCGGTTGGGGAACGCGACCTCAACTCCGTGCCCGAAGTCGAGCAAGCCCTGAAAAGCATGCGCGAGGCCACGCGATACCGGAAGGAAGTCGAGGGCCAGGCCAAGCCCCTCATCGCCGAAGCACCGTCGCGGGCGCAGACGCCGCTCCTCGACTGGATGCGCAGCACCGTCATCGACGCCCGGAAGGGCGCGGAGATGGCGACGGAGATCAAGGAAGCCTGCGCGGGCCGCCCGTACCTCCGGAAGTTCTTCGACTTCACGGGGAAGAAGCAGGCCCGCGGCATCGACGGGGCGATCATCGACGCCAAGGAGACCGCCGAGAGCGGGTTCAAGGGCGACATGCCCAGCGACTTCCTCGACCAACTCGTGAAGGAAGCCGATGCCGCCGAAGCCGAGCGGATGGTTGCGGGCGACGTTGGGGCGCAACTCCGGGCGTCAGCAGAGAGCAGCCGCGACCCCGCCCACCTGCGGTCTCTGGCCGACGTCATGGACCGGGCCATCGACCGGGAGAACAAGGCGCAGACGCGGGTAGTCGAGGCGGTCGAGCCGTACATCATGGTCCGGCGCGAGGCCGACATTGAACGGTTGGAGGCCAACCTGACCGAGGCGCGGAAAGCCATCGAGAGCGAGACGGCCAAGGCCAGGGCAGAGGAGCGGGCGACGGCCGCGACTCAGGTCGAGGAAGTCAGCAAGAAGTACGAGACCGCCTTACGCGAGGCCCGCGACGAGATTGGGAAGATTCGCCGCGAGACCTCCGCTGCCCGACGACTCGGCAAGGCCGAAGCAGGGGCGGCCGGGGTGCGGACCCGCCTGATCGCCCTGGTCGAGAAGTTGCCCCCCGAAGTCAAGCAGAAGATGTTCCGGCGCGTGTCGCGCGCTCGGACGACCAGCCAGTTGGAAAGCGCACTCTCGCTGGCCGACAAATACTTCGAGGAGCACCTGAAACGCTCAGTCATCGACCGCATCCAGAAGACCGCCGGGAAGTTCGGCAAGGTTGCGCCCTACATGCACACCGAGGAGGCCAAGGCGCTCCTGTCGGAAGCCCGGAACATGCGGGGCATCGGCCGCCGGAACTTGATGGGCCGGGAACTGGACGAACTTGAGTCCATCGACGCGCGACTGGCTGAGGGCCTGTACCAGACGCAGGAAGCCGGGCGGTTACTCGTTGGCGAGAAGCGGCAGGCGGTCGATGATGCCGTGCGCGAGTTTGTCGGCGAGATCGAGGGCCGCACAAAGCCCTTGCCGGAACGATACGAAATGGCGGGCTTCGCGCGCAGGGCGTGGCGATGGATGGTGAGGCATGGTATCCAGCACACACCGAACAACCTCTTGGCGGTCAGCGGGGAAGGCGGCACCGGCAAGAAGGTGTTCGACGACCGGATATGGGATGGCGTCAATGCGAGCCGCAAGGAAACCCTCGGCAGCGACAAGCGCCTGCGGAAGGCGTGCTCGGATGCCGGGTTCCCGTGGCACTCCAAGGAACTCGCCACCTACCTCGACGAGCCAGTGACGATGGAGTTGCCCGAAGCCGGGCGCCGGACGATGTCGCGCGCTCACTGGATCGACCTCTACCTCGACACCCTGGACCCGCACACGAGCCGCGAGTTGGAGAAGGCCGGATTCCGCACCCGCGAACGCCTGGCCGAGCATCACATTCCGATGCCCCTTGAGGCACAGGATTTCGTGGGGGCGTCCCTGGACGTGCCCACCAAGAAGTTCGCCGAGGCCCTTGGCGCGGCCCTGCGTGAACCGGGCGAACGCATGAGCGCCGTGAACCGCCAACTGACCGGCCGCGACTTGGAGATCCGCCCCGCCTGGTGGAGCATCCTCAGAGACTACTGGCTCGAACATTTCCAATACGAGCCGGTTTTCTGGCACCAGTTCGGCCTGAGACTCAAGGAAACGATGGGGATTGCGAAACCGCGCACCGGCGGCGGGTACTCGGTCGTCGTCGAGAACGCCTTCGAGAAGTACCTGCGTGTCGCCCGGCAACAGGCGTCGTTCATCGGTCTTGGCGAACCCCTGCGCGATGCGGCGATGGTTGCGGGGCACCCGGAGTTCAAGCAGGCAGTGGTGCGGAACCTGGGGGCCGACTGGCTCAAGGAACTGGACCGATACCTGAACGCCGTCTCGAACATGGGCGGCCGCCCCATGTCGCCCCTTGAGACCGCGATGGAAGGCTGGCTCAAGATGGCGGCCGGCGGTCTCCTGGCGAACCCCTGGAGCGCCTTGCGGCAACTGGACGCCCCCGCCTTCGTCGCCGGGAAGATGGACACCGCCTATCTCCTCAAGGGCATGGCGGCGGCAGCGAGTCACGCGAAGCAGAGCGTGGCCGAGATGACCGAACACAGTCCCGGGGCCTGGCTCCTCTACAACGAGACGCCGTACTCGCTCGTCACGCCACCCATCGGCGAGCGGTATCAGCGGTACGGCCGGAAGCCGCTGCGGGAGTACCTGATGTCGCCGCTCATCATGGGCGACAAGTTGGGCCGGGCGCAAGTGTGGGAGGCCGTGAAAGCCGAGACCGAGGCCCTGCACCCGGAATTCAAGGCCGGGACTCCTGAATACTGGGAGTCTGTCGCCAAGCGGTTCGACCGGCTCTCGGACGAGACGCAGCCGACTGACAACCCGCAATTCCTGCCGGGCTTGGCCCGAGCGGCCCGTGGCAGTCCCGCCCTGCGGCCCATCGTGTTCCTTCAGAGCCAGAACGCCCAAGTGTTGAACCGCCTGATCGAGAGCGTCACGCGGTTCAGGCAGAACCCGACGGCACCCGGAGCACTCAAGGCCCTGTTGGTCTCCCTGGCCGCAATGGGGATCGTCTCGCCAGCCTATCAGGTCATGGTGAACAAGGCCCGCGAGAAGGTCTACGCCGGATTCCAGCCCCAGAAGAACGCCCCCTGGGGCGGCGTGGCGATGGACATGGTCGAGACCAACCTGAGCAACGTCTACCTTTTAGGCGACCTTGTTCATGCGGCCCGGTCGAAGTCCGGCGACATGCGGGGTAGCCCTTGGGGCGAGGTCGCTCAGGGCGGGATGCGAGGATTCGGCGACGTGATGCACGCCCTGAACCAGTGGAAGGATGACGACCCCAAGGCGCGGGCGACAGGACTGCGGGCGGCCGAACGACTGGCGCGGAGCATCGGGACGCTGGTCGGGGTCCCCGTCGCCTTCCCGCTGGGCCTCGGCAAGGGCATCTACCGCATGGGCGGCGGCGGGCCCGCCGACGACGAGGTCGACGCCTTGCAGGCCGCCGACGAATCTGAGCCGGTTGCCCAGGCCGCCCTCGAACGCATCGTGCGGCGAGGGTGGACGTTGGCCAAGGCTCGCACGATAGTAAGGTCAAGGGCGCGACGTGAGGGCTGGGCACCGGACGTGCTGACCCGGCGTCTGACGGCCCTCTCGCAGCGCTGGCGCAGACAACAGAGGAGCATCAAATGAAGATCCCGTTTCATGGCGAAGTCGCGTCTGGCGACGCGACGCTTGGCGTCGAGTTCACACTGTACCTTGGCGGCGTGGAGACCGCACACGCGCTCTTGGCGGCCGAGCAGGTCGAGATGACCGACTTTGACATCAGCCCCGAGGTGGCCATGCAGGTGAAGATTACGGGCGCGACGGACGCTGCCGGCAAACGGGCGGAGAACCGTTACTGCGCGGCGACCGGGGGAGCCTCGCGGCCCTTGGCGACACCGCACTTGTTCGCGGTCGGCGTCGTGCCGAAACTCTTTGGCAGCGTCGCCGACCACATCGCGGCCACCATCCACGGCAACATCATCAGTGAACTCAAGCCGTTCGGAGCATAGAGGTAGGAGCGAACCGTGGCAACGCGAACTTGGAACGCGACGATCGATACCGACTTTACCAACAACGCCAACTGGGCGGAGGGTGCCTACCCAGTGGCCGGTGATACCATCGTTCACGCCAGTGGCACGGTAGCCTCGACGAATCGCCCAACAGACGGCCCCTATCATATCTTGGTGAACTCTGCCGTTGTTGGGGGCAACGTCGGCAATTATGTGGTTGCCCCGGGTACTATCGGAAACGTAACGGTGAGCCACGCCGGGGCCTCGCCTTCCTGCACAAAACCAATCACAGGGAACTTGGAGGTGACTGCCGGGACGTTCAACCTCGGTGCCCCCGTGACGGGGACAACGAACATTGCGGCTGGGGCAGTCTTCAACGCCTTGGTCACGGTCACATTGACGGGTGCGGCGACGGTCGCCGGCGCGCTCACTGTCGGGAATGCTGTTACCCTGACGTTCACGGCCGGCCTGACCCTCTCTGGGTCTTTGACTTTAACCGGAACGGGCAAGATGGCCGGGCCGGTGACATTCGCGGGCACGGTGAATCTCCTATCGAACTGGGCGCTGGCGGGTCAGGCCGTGGACCTGGCAGGCGCGGCGGTCGTCGCCGGCGGGAATGTGACCATCGATGGCACGGATGCTACCAGCGTCACGCATTCCCGATGTTGCCTTTTCTCGAATGGCTCAGGCAAGACCCTGACCGTGGACTACCTGCCCGTGCAGACGGTTCCCATTCACGCATACTGCGGGGTCGCAAATGGGGGCCACAACGATGCCAGCGCGGTCGTCTACCATCCTGGCCCGCCAGGGACGATGTTGATGGGCGTAGCAGCATAGGAGCGACACCGTGGCACTGACCGAAGGCATCCGAGAGACGGGCAACTGCTGGCGAAGACATGCCCTCTGGTGCGGGAGCGTGTTGGCTCTTGTCGCTGCCATCTTGCTTGCCGTGGGCGGATACTTCTTCGTTGAGAATCGCGCCCGCGCCACGGAGAACACGGACCAGAACTTGCAGATCGTCGTCGTGCAGACGCAACTGGAACATATCCGGGCGAGTCTGGCCCGGATCGAAGTGGGGCTGGAACGAGAGCGGGTCAAGAAGGAACCATAAAGGAGAAAGGCATGGACTGGATCATTGCCCACTGGCAGGAGATCGTGGCCGTCGCCGGGGCCATCGTCATCGTGGCGCGGCTCATCGTCAAGTTGACGCCGACGCAGGCCGACGATGCGTGGCTGGCCAAGGTGCTTGACGTGATCGGCCACATCGGACTCTCGATGCCCGACAAGACGCAGGGCAACGGCAAGACGCCGCCGACAGTCTTGCTCCTGTTGCTCTTGCCGCTCTTGGTCACAGGTTGCATGGCGTCGGCGACGGTCCGCGAAGCCGAGGCCTTCGAAGGCGCGACCTGGCAGGCGCACCTTGGGAACGACCAGCGAATCGAACAGTGCTGGGAGGCGGTGTTCGTCGCCACGCGCCAGGCCGACATCGACTACACGATGCAGAAGTCAATCGATTTTGTGAAGGTGGCGGCCAAGACGCCGGCGGAAATCGAGGAAGGCATCAAGGCCGTCGTCGCCGCCCGCGAGAAGGCTATGGCCGATACGCAACTCATCGTCGCCAAGATGCGAACTCTTGTCGCCATGAACCAGTCCGAGGCGGCGAAGGCCATGCGGCTACGCGGTGCAATCTCAGATTGGATGAGCGCCGGAATGGAAATGAGCGCCATCCCCAACATCGTCAACGAGGCGTTCGGCGTCGTCCAGTCTTTGGGTCTGAAGGTCACGACGCCAGGGATTCAAACCCCGGCGATTCAGCCCGAGCCGACCGCCGTTCCAGTCCCCAAGTAAAGGAGAGCAGCCCGTGGGAAACATCACCGAGCTTGTGAACGGGGAGTTTGCGCACCTGGACCCCGCCGTGCAGCAGGCGGCCATCGACCAGGCCGAAAAGGACATCAATCAGATGCCCGAGGCCGACCAGGCGCGCTTGTTCGCCGCGATGGGTGTCGAGACCGACAACAAGAAGAAAGGTGCCGAAGTCGTGGCGATGATCCGTGCCGCCGCGGCACTCGCGCAGCAGATCGGGTTCAAACTCATATGAGGTGGGGGCGGTACATCTTGGCGGCCCTGTCGTTGGCCCTGGCCTTCATCGCCGGGTGCGCGGGCCACCGCTGACCGTTTCTGAACTGAACCCCGTGGCGGGGCAACCAATGCCGCACACCGTAACCGAATGCTGCCACATCATCGCCGACCAGTACCCGGCGGAAACCCTTGTCGGCCGACGGGCCCGCGTCCTCTTGAAGAAGATCGAGCGCCCGGCCCCGCGCGCGGAACTGCGGCGGCTCCTGGACCTCGTGCGAGACTGGCACAACGCCGAGGTCATCGGGGCGATGGAGGACTACTTGGCCACGGGCGAGATACCGCACGCGCGCCTGAGGGGGGATTTCTGAAACGGAATCCGAAGAAAAACGCTTGCTCTAACCCCATTGCCTGCCCATAGTTACGTCATATCGCCTAAACGCCATGTGGCATTTCGCCGGAAACGTGGTATACTGTACCTCGGTCAGTGGAGGATGCGAGTATGCAGAATCCTGATGAACCCCGGAAGGAAAAGAACCTGGCGGCCGGTGCGCGAACGCCTGACTCCACTGACCAAGTAGAGCACGCCACTAGTGCGCCGCCGCCGGTTCTATGGCTACCGTTTGTGATGCGCACGCCCTTCGTGTTGCACTTGGAGATCATATTCCTCGCGGTTTAGGAGCATGACCCAGATGCTGAATCCTGTTCAGCCCCCGAAAAAGAACGGCCGCGCGGCTGGTGCCCCAACCCCAACCTCCACTTGTCAGGGCGACCTCGCCCATGAAGGCTCGGCACTAAGGCACCGCCGCCGGCTGTACCATATAGGTTTAGTCACGAAGAAGACGGAGAAGCAAACGCGGGGGCATCGTCTTCTAACTAAGGCAGCATGTCAGCGACTCGGATTCCAGGCGCTCCGGGTCCTCCTCTTGTTGCGGGACCCCAACGCATCCTACCAAGACCTGCTGGACATTGTCCGCGGCGGGTAAAGAACGGGTATAGTATGGTAATGAGTCTGAATGGGCGACTCGCCTTCGCGAACCCTCGAAGGTCCGATAATGTATGGTATGTTGCACATATATCATATCGGCCATACGCGGAGAGTGCAAGGTCAACGACGCAAGGAAGGAGGACGCCATGCCGCTGCATCCATTTAGCGGGCTCGTCCTTGGCTACCTGAAAGAGTATTGCCCCGGGGCCTCACGGGCAACCCCCAAGAAGGGACTCGCTACGGCCTACCACCTTTCGATGCGGGAGGTCGAGCGGACGATTCAAGATGCGGTATTGATCGGCTATCCCATCGGTTCCTCGCGCAAGGGCTACTTCTGGTGCGTGAGCCGCGAGGACTTTGACCAGGCCCTCTCGTACCTCGTCTGCCGGATGAAACCACAGGCCGCGAGGGCCAAGGCCCTGGGGTGGGCCCGGCGGCAGCGGTTCCCTGACGCAACCCTGTTCGAGGAGGCGCGAGCATGAAGATTGCTGCCGGACAATGGCGGTTGATGTTCGTTTGCGGCGCATCATTCCCGCGACGGGGCCAGGAGACGAAGGCCGCGTTGGACCTTGGGGGGTTTGGCCCGCAGGCGATTCAGAAGGATGGCCGGTATCGCGTGGTCGTCTACGACAGTGGCATCGGGGCTACGGCCCAGCGACCCACCATGCCGGACGGCATCGCGCCCGAGTGCCTCTCTTGTACCTGCCGCAAGAGGGCCGGGCACAAGGCGCGGAGGGGTTTCTTCAACGATGACGGCACGATCCAGCAGACCCGGACGGTCATCACCTGCCACGCAACCCTGTTCGACGCCGTAGCGCAGGCGGCGGGAGATAGGGCCGCGTCGCCGGCCGCGCCGGACGCGCCGAAGGTCCCCGCGGCGGCGGCGGGGTCCCGGCCGAAGTTCGTCCTCGAGATGACCGGCCGCCGGCCCGAGGCCGACTCTTGCCTCGCCCTCATGATCGACCGGTTTTCGGGGATGCTCGATCATAAGCCCGACATCCTCGTCTCGCGCCAGGGGGAGTTCATCCGGCTCACAGCGGAGTTCGACCTGGCGACCCTCGGCATGGCGCGCTCGGGCTGAAAGGAAAGGCCATGAACTCTCAGACCCGGGCGACGATGGCCGCAGGCGGCGGGAGATAGACCATGATCTGGCATCCCAAGGTCGGTCAGCGGGTCAGAATCCACTACGGCAAGGCGGCCCTGCGCTGTGAGGCGAAATATCACGATTGCCGTGGCATCGTGACGCGAGTCGCTGGCGGCAAAGGGCCGCTCAATGTCGAGGTGCTACTACTCGACAGGGGCAGACGACAGACCTGCGTTTGCGTGCCGCGCGGAAACCTGGTGGCCACGGGAGATAGGGCATGAAACTCTACCCGGCGTCGCGCCGACGTGGACCCAACGAGTGCGAGAACTGCCGGCGGGAGTTCGTCGCCAAGCCGAAACGTACCTGTCGTGGGGAGAAGGTTGATTTTGTGTGCCCCTACTGCGGATTTGACAACACGCCAGCCTACGGTCGGATGGCGAAGGCACATGGTTACGACGCGGCGCTCTTTGACCGACTACGAGAACCCGGTCACATCCTCACCGCGCTTCTCGCCTGGGTCTCTGTGCTCTCAGTCCTGACTCTCCTCTCTTGTACCCCGCCCGCGCCCGCGTCTCCACTGTCGGCCCCCCTGACATGGAACGCCGCGCGGACGGGCAACCGGCCGCAAGGTGATGTGGCGAACTACCCCTCAGCCATGTCCCTTGCGGCCACCAAAACCAAGCCCGCGCCAGCCGCCCCGGTCCATGATTCCCCGGAGCCGACGGCGGCGCGGGCTTCGACTACTGAATCCATGTGCCCGCGGTGGCGCGAGATGAGCCACTGGGAACGAACCAAGCCGGATAGGTCATCGGTTGATCACCGAGCATCCTACCAACGCCGGCAAGCCGGGGCAGGACCGGCCGGGCACATGGAGTCCATTCTT